TTTTCATATTCGTGGCGTATCTTATAGGTCATTTTGTCAGCGTAGAACATCTGTCCAACAACAGGATTGTCAGCAAGGAACAACTCAGGTTCCTCACGCCCCTGCAAGAAGTTAACTTGGAGCCACTCAATCAATTCAGGTTTCCAAGCAAGATACCAGTCGTCAGCATTAGTAAGCAGAGGACTAACAATAATATCCTCATTGTTCTCACCGAAGAAGTGGTACAGCAGATTATCGTTTCCTGCAGCTTCAACAGGATTATACTGGTTAATATGGTACGCGAGCCACTTCAAAGCGTTCGGAACAACCAGTACCATATTCCCAGCGCGGCCTTCAAGTCCAATCTTCTCATTACTTGAAACCTCCCGGAAATCCTCCATTAAAGTAACAACCGCCATAATCGCAGTTGCCGAAAGCGGAACTGCAAAATGGTTATAGTTGTAGTTATTTATAGGCAACCGACCCGGATCAAGAGTATCGTCTCGGAAGAACGAATGCGCGCCTTCAACCGTATAGTTATAAGGCGTAGCAGGCAAAAGACTACCGGCCTCCAAGAAGTTGACAAACAACCTCTTCGCAAGTGTTCTTGCAGCAGAACGACCTAGCCTACCGACGATCTTAGAAAGAACGTCCATATCATCATTGATAATCATTTGCCGCGAAACGGTAAATAGATTACCTTTCCGAATCAAGGTAAACGTTGCCTTCTCATCACCATAGGCATCAATCTCAGTATAATCAGCCGTTTCAGGTTCAACATCGTCAAGATCACCGAAGTAACCTACTCTGACACGATCCTGAATCTTAAAGTCCTGAACGCTACCAGTCGTAGCAATCTTCCTCCAGCCCCAATCACGTTCGGTGTAGTCTTTAATCAGCTTCTTCGTCATTGAGTTTGCAAGAGCGTTAGGCAAACTATTGTCAGCAACCATAAAGCCTTCTTGAAGTCTTACAGTACCAACAACGTCTACATCACCTGTATAAGCAATGTACGCCTCTTTCAAGCCTCTAAACGGCTTTACACCCTGCATATCAGCAGGTCCTACACCGAACAAAGCATCCAAAGCAGTCTGCATCTTATCAGATGGTTCCAAGCCAATCTGAATACGCTCACCGTTATTCACTGGAACCATCTTTGCAGCCAGTTCTTTGAAGAAGTTAATCTCAGCTTCTACAGCCTTCTCATCAAAAGACTTGCCCGAAAACTTCTCAAGAACTTTAGCACCCAAGTCTTTAGGAAGATTCGCATCGTCAATCGCAGCCTTCAAATCCATTTCAGCCCTGAATGCCGCAATCTGCTCGTCAGCAATCTTCTTAGCAGCCTCTACAACTTTATTCTCGTCAACTTCTTCCTTTTTCGGAGGAACAGAATCTACAATCTGCTTGTATATTTCAGAATGTTCAGTTTTCAAACCCTCAACTGTAACATCCGCTTTCTGCGCCTCTAAAACTTTGACGAGATCAGGCCGCACCTCTCTCAACTGTTCCATCGTCAACTTTTCCAACACTTCAATGTCCATTGCGTCCTCCGCTTCAAATAATCGCCCGCCAGCAGACGGGCCAACAACAATATCAACACTCGTAGAAGAGTCACGAATTAAACCTTCCACTTCAAACACCAACTTACCATCAACCCGTTTTACAGATTGTTTAGCAGGTGTTTGTATCGACATACCAAGCAAGTCTTTATGACCCGCTTCGTGTGCATCCCTCGCCTTTGAAACCACACCATCCGCATCACTGAAATACTTTACATCACCTCTCAATGTAGTATCAGAATCCTGGAAACGAACGTTTTCAATCGTACCGGCCAGATTTCTAGGGTCCGTCCTTTCAAAAAACGATTCAACGTGTCCGAAATAACTACGCACCCCGTCGAAAACAGTCACACCGTCACGTCTTAGTACAGTGGAGGAATAATTACGGCGGTTCTTAGAAACCCCCGCCCGAATAAGAATAGCATTCTTCACTACTTTATTCTCAGTATCAAACTCCGCTTCAGAAAGATCACCGGCTTCGTGAATAACAGCTTCAGACTTCATCCATTTACCGTCTTTATCCTGGTGATAACCGGCATTCTTTACTGCACCCCACGCAATCTTATTCGCTCGTTCCTCACCATACTTATCGAAAGCAGAATTAAAGGCGGATACCCAAATAGTCTGAGCGTGTTTAGGTAAACCTTTAACTCTATCAGGCGGATTGTCCTTCGAGTAAGGCATAATCAATTACTCCTCTCATAATGGTACTCATACCCCTCAACGGTTACAATAGTACACTTATAGCCATCCTCCTTATGGTACTTCACATTCGCATCCACGATACCATAATGCTTCAAAGCCTTACGATATGTCTGAATTGACTTCAGTTCCTTTCCTGTCGGTTTTATTAACATTTCTCTCATACAACTCCTTACTTCGATAATGAGGAATAACGTGAGAAGTATCCAACCACACTTCTATCCCTGCCTGTCGTAACGACAGAAACAGCCAAACATCGTCTGCCGGAAGTATCCTACGATAACCTGCATCCAACTCAACGAAGCACGACCCAGCTTTAATCGCCTTTTTACTAAGTAGAAAACACCCTATAGGAACATCAATCCGTATCAACCCAACATCACCCGTATAATCTACAACACCCAAACGCAACCCTGTAGAATAGGGTACTCCGGTTTTACCTCTAACAACAAGTGCAGCGGCTCTACTCCCGGGCGTAAGCGTTACAGGCCCTACAGCATCCTTCTTAGCAGACAACAACTTCTGAAGTGTATCAGATTGAACAAGAATATCACTAGCAACAACTAGTTGATAATCATATTTGTTTTCAACTGCGTAACGCTTCATCTTCTCAAAAAGCTCGCGCAGATGATAACAAACACCGGATTCAAATCTCTCTTTACCACTTTGAGGATCAGCAGGAACGTTTCCTGTAATCAGTTCAACACAAGCGTCGCCCCACAAAGGCTTCTCAATGTCTTTCCCAACTACTGTATCCCAAACTATTTTTTCCGTACCGTCAGTGGAAGGATCAACCAGGAAGTAGTAACCAACCTCCAAACCCTCCGTATCCATACTACGCAAACACTTTAGGTAGTCCACAACAATCCAAGCCCTATCCCTTACCATTCCCGTTATAAGTACTTTCATACTGCCACCTTCGGTAAACCATCACTATCGACTTTTTGGTCTTTAGTATTTCTATCTCCAATATCCTGTTTACTTATATAAGGCTTCGGGACTATTTCAGATGGTTCCTCATCCAAACTCTTTGGTTGTTCCATATTTGCAATTCGATAGAACAACTGCCTCCCAGTTTCAACGTCCGTAAGTTTTCCGTCCATTGCAAGCAACATCGCTTCAGCGAGCAGCTTTAACGATTCAACAGTTGCCTTGTTATCCGCGGTAGTTAAGTCAGGGAGTATAACATCAAAATCCCGTTTATCTTCAGCTACAGTTAGAGACCCGCATAAAATAGCTTGATCTATAACAAAGTTGATTATATCCCGAATAATCAACTCAAACTGGTACTGCTGTCGTTCGAGGTGTCTCTGTGGAGGGGTATCAGAAACCATCGCTGTATTCCCTTGAATAGTTATACATCCGTTTCGCCGGGTTACAAATAGATGATTCGGGACTTCAAAACAATAAACCATTCCGGAGTAAGAAACCTTTTCCAGATTCCTCGCAGCCTGTATTTCAACTTCTCGAAACCCCCAAGATATATTAACCCTGTAACAAGTTTTACGATTCCCATAAGCCTCGTAATGAACTCTAACCGAAGTTCTATAACCAAGGAAAAGCGCCAAACGCTGAAAATCATCTGCCAGCCTGTGCGAAGTCGTAGAGTAGCTACCACACTTTCTATCCCCGCGCAAGTCCTCAGAACCATCCCCTAACATCAAAGCATCAAACAGTATCTTCAACTTTTCTACTGGAAGCGAGAAAACGTACTCCGGTATACGCTTTTCACTACAATACATTCCAACAGTATTCTTCAAAAAGTCTACAAGTGTCTTACCATAGATATTAAACCTAGTAAGATCACCATCTTCGTAAGGTGTAAAGTTTAGCCCCATACGCCTCAAGCAAAGTTCAATAAGCGCCGCATTAACCGGCTCTTTCTGTGCTAACGTCATGACCCCTTTATTACTCTGACTACTTATTCCACCTTCCGAAATAACGTAACCGAGAAACTCTAGCCAATCGTCCAAAGCAAAATCAACAACTTCATCTATATGACTCTGTTTATAGATAGGAGGTAAGACAAACCTAGACGGAGCCTCACCGCCAGACTTCTCTGCTGCCGCTAAGAACTGAAAACGATTTACAGGAATCTCATTCGCAGGAATCAACTCATAAGATGAACCCTTATCATACGGTCTAACCCACATCTTATGTTCCGGTGTAACAAGAATATCCGTCGTTCTACCGTTGAAATAGAACATCTCACCCTCGTACGGATAAACATAAACACCTATAGGTTCATGAAACTCAATTCTATCAGTCTTAGGGTTATAAGTCGCTATCTTCTCTTGCGGCTCTACCTCAAAATACTTCTTCCAGCCGTGTTCCGTCAACGTCTCCGTATCCTCTGAGTAACAAGCCCTGTTCACATCTTGACTTGCGTTTACCCACGTCTCAGACTTAGCAGAACCGAATCCATAGTAACGACGGACTTCTAACAACAGGTCTGTAGCTATACGAGTATCGAGCTTCGGTGACTTAGCCTCCCAAACTTCACTATCATTATGTACTAGAACAGTACCGGGCTTCAGAGGCCCGTCTTTCTTTACCTTCTCCGCCCTCGCGTCAACCTGCGCCTGAGTAGCTCCAGTTAGATTCAAGTCCCACACAAACGCAGACTGCAAAGATACATTCCGTAACTGATCGAAAAGAGCGTGGTCGTGAGCATCCAGCCAATCCAGCACAGGTTCCAGCGGCGGACGCCCACGACCAGTAATAAGGTGGCACTGTCGGAAGTAAAAACAATCTCCAGTACGATAGCCGTACGAATGAACTTCTTTTACGTTACCTATGGCTTCGCTGCCAGTCTTCACAGTGGAGGAGGGGTCATCCTCAAACCGAATGACCTTCAGCTTCTTTTCCTTCTCTCCCCGTTTACCGCGCAGCGTAATAGTATCAATTAACTTCCTATCCAATGAATAGCCTTCTATTTTGGAAATCTCTGTTGGTTCCTCATAGGTAAGTCTAACGAATCCATCTTGAGGGTTTACAATCACAGGAAGAAGTAGCTCTCCATCAAGGTTGAACCGCTCGTTCATATCCCCAACAAAACGGTTCATATCATTCAGTGGATGGTCCCAAAAACGATCAATAATATCCTGTACTTTTTCGTCGGCGTCCTTACGTACCTTTACAGTAGCTTTATAAGCATAATCAGCGGGGATTTCCGTAAGACGCCTACCACCAGGATTTATGTAGTATAACGCACGTACTATCTTTAGTAGAGTATCTTGGTTAAGCGGATTCAGATTCTCGCGGTTCTCTGAAGTGGAAAGGCGTCGATAACCAATATCCTCTACTCGAATAGCAGGTACAGACTCTTTAACCCCTAGAATCCTCTGGACATTTCGTACTGTCGCGTCGCGCCAACCCATAAATCGCCTCTACTCGCTTTAATCGCATCCCAAACTTCGCCAGTAGGCATAACACTAGCTCCCGCAGGTAAAACAAACTTCAAAGCCTCAGAAGTAGCTAGAGCAAGTGCAATAACAGTATCATCAAAACTCCCGGCAGGAGCACTCATCCGCGCATTCCCAAACCTGGTTAGTTCGTATTGGTACTCTAACAACTCATTCGTCTGAACAGCAACATCCATCAGCCGTAGTTTATTGTGTTCAATACCAATCGCCAAGCCGTCGATTAGTTTGACTTTACTTTTCACATTGATATTGAAAGGTTCTATAACGGTTCCTGTACCGGCGAGCAATTCTTCTAACTTCGCAACAAGCGGATCGCCAACAGCAGTTGCATCAACTACCAATTTCCGCAACCCGTAAATCCTCGCAATTCGTGCAATTCGCTCAAGTTGCAGCGCCCAGCTAATCTGTCCAAATCTATCAAAGAAAACCTGTTTACCTGTATTATCAATTACTGTCATTACAGTAAAGTCTTTTATTCTCGCAAAATCGGCGCCACCGTAGTAAACCTTCTCCAGTTCCGGGTCCAGGTTTCCAGTTCTTCCAATATCTACACTTTCATCAACATTTCTGAAAACACTACCTGACGCCTCTTCGAAAAGCGCCATAACTTCCTGCTCAAAAACCATCCGAGGTACTGTTTCAAAAATCTCAACTAATTCTTCAAACGGAATCTCCGGGTTTTCAAGCGGATGCGGTTCACGAACTAAAACAGAATCGTCTAGTATTTTACATCCAAGTGTAGGAGCGTTAAAGAAAGCGTGTCCGTTATGATTCGCCGCCGACACGCACCCTCCATAAAACCAATTCTTCCCGTTAGGTGTTCCCATTAACAAAGCACGTCCACCAGTATCAAGCAACATCGGCCTTATCGCAGAAGACCACGCCTCTTCAGGAATATAACCCGCTTCATCGAGGATAACTAAATCAACAGTATGCCCACGAGCGTTATCCGGATTATCAAGGGATCTGAAAATAACTCTCCCACCACCAGGAAAACTCAACATAGTTTCAGACCGTTTGAAACTCGCAACTCCGTGAGTTGCTTTCCGCATTTCCTCCCAACCGATTCTTACTTGATCGTAAACAGGTGCTCCCCAAAAAACCGTTTTCGATCTTACTGCTGCTTCGACTCCTTCGACCACACCGAGTGAAGTTTTTCTCCATCTACGTCCAGCGGCAACCCACTTTATCCGGGCGTCACTTTCACGAACGGCGAGCTGTCCTTGGTGGAGAGAGGGGAGCCGAATTGAGCTTGTCATTTAACTAACTTACCACGCACTGCAAAAACGCACAGCCCTTTATGCCGTTCTACACCGCCGCAATAACTACACTTCTTCTTCTTCTTCTTTTTTGCCACGCCATTCATCGCCTGTAACATATTCTATTGTTATCTTTCCGCTGTGAGATATATCATCAGCAACAAACCCGTCAATCTTCTTGTGCTTCGCCAAATCTTCCCACGCACGTATTCTTGCGCTTGCGTTTGTATCGAGCGGCTGTCCCGCAGGGCCTTTTGCGTCCGCTCTAGCTTCATCCCAAATCCCCTGCAAAACAGCTTTCGTGGTTATTCCAATTTCCTCAGCTATATCATTCATAATTCCTCTTATTGTTTTTCCGCCCCATTTGGCTTTCGGGTGTGTAGTGGAAGGATAACCCGCTGCGAGTGCGGCATCGGCCATTGAAATCTTCCCGCCTCCACGCAGTAAAGTTGTAATGTAGTTACGCCTGCGAAGGTTATGCTGTGCAAGTCTGTTTCGAGTTCTCTCTTCAATAGTATCTCCTGGAACAACAGGGCGCGGTTTCGGGGAGAACTTCTCAGTAAACTTTTTCAGTGGCGCTATCTTGTATAGTTCTCTTTCCATATTCTCTCTAAAACCGGGCTGCACCGTCCTAACCCGGTGCAGCCCATTCAGGGAAGGAGAAGAAGAGTACCTTTATTGTAGTCTAA